AAGAATGATTGACGACAAGGAGATCAGCTCCGCGCAGATCATCGTCCCCGAGGGACAGGCGCAGGATGTCGTCGAACAAGAGAAAATGCGGGTTAGAATCCGCTATGTGTCCCGTGGGTACATCCGCGAAGTCGAGGTCGATCTCGGCAGAGCGAGGCCCAGCAGCGACTAAAGGAAGGAGGTTAAAACCATGAGTTTGAAAGTAAACGGCAAGGCTTACGATTGGGGCGACGTCGACGTCAAGCTCCCCGGCCTCGTGCTTGAAGTGCAAGAGATCAGCTACGACGACGAGCTCGAGCAAGAGGAAGTCTACGGCAAGGGCAACAAGCCCAGAGGCTACGGCACAGGAAACTATAAGGCATCGGGCAAATTGAGCCTCCTTCGGGACGACTATGACGCGCTGCTTGCATGGTGCAAGTCGAAGGGCATCCCCTTCTACAAGATCGACATTCCCTCGATCGTGGTCTCATACGCCAACGCCGGAGAGCGCACCATCATCGACGAGCTGAGAAAGGTCAAGATGAGCAAGCGAAGCAATAAAGCGGCGCAAGGCGACAAGAAGCTCACCGTCGACATTGATCTTATGATCTACGGCGGCGTTATCCAGGACGGCGTCGAACCCGTCTAAGGCGTTATCTCAACTTAATTGATAAATAGGAGGTTTTCACAATGGAAGACATGAAGAAAAACACGCAGCCCGAGGGCAGCGCAGCAGCCAACGAGTCCACCGAGCAGCGCGAGCTCCGCCTCAAGCGCGAGGCTGAGATCAAGCGCGAAGCCGAGCTTCGTGAGAAGTACGGCAAGGTTTACAGGGTTACGCAGACCGTTCCCATCGACGACTCGGAGGAAAAGGAGTTCGCTTACTACTTCAAGCGTCCAAGCGTTCCGAGCTACGACCGCTACATCAAGAGCGCGGCTCAGGCTGGCATCACGAAGGCGAGCAAAGTGTTCATGCTGGACGCCGTTGTCGAGGAAGACCGCGAGGCCCTGCTTGCCGACATGGAGGAATATCCCGGCGTAGCAATCACCATAGGCAACAAGCTCACTGAGCTCCTCGGCCTGACCAATACGGCAAATTTGAAGAGGCTCTAAGAGAAAAGGTCGCGGGGATAAGAGAAAGCGCAATAGAAAGCGGGCTCTTAGAAATCTACCGTTTTCTCCCCCCGCCTCTCTTAGAGCACTTCGACCCGGAAGCACTCGACGGCCTGGATGAGTTTCTTGATTATGTGGCAAAGGCCCGCTATGTCCAAGAACTTGAACAAGGCATCGTCGCCCGGGCGGTCTCTGAGGTTTTCTCGGAGTAGCTCGGGTTCAGCTTTGAACATGAGCTCGCCTCCTACTTCATAACAGGAGGTGAAAGGAAAATATGAGTTTAGAGTCCGTATTCAAATTGTCGCTCATCATGAATATGGTTGACCACCTGACAGGCCCGATGGCGGGCGTCGCCTCGAATGTGAGCGGCTCCGCCTCCAAGCTGCAAAGCGCAAGTCAAGCCTTCGGCAGCATGGTAAAGACGGGCGCGGTCATGCAGGAAATGGGCTCGCAGATCGCGGGCGCAGCTCTGGCCCCGGTAGAGGCGACCTTTGCCACGCGCCGGGCCCTGGGAGAACTCGCTTCTCTCGGCGTCCAAGACCTCGAGTCGGTGGAGGCAGCGGCCCGGAGCTTCTCCGACCAATGGGCCGGAACATCAAAGGCGGACTTCATCACCGCAGCCTACGACATCAAGAGCGGCATCGCGTCCCTCTCGGACGAGGGCGTCGCGGAGTTTACAAGCCTTGCGGCATTGACTGCAAAAGCAACGAAGGCCACGGCCTCGGAAATGACCTCGCTCTTTGCGACGGGGTACGGGATTTACAAGGACTACTACGACGACCTCTCCGACATGGAGTTCGGCTCCATGTTCTCGGCGGGAATATCCGAGAGTGTCCGGGCGTTTAAGACTTCCGGCTCCGGCATGGCCCAGAGCATCCAGACCCTCGGCGGGTCGGCGACAACCGCCAATGTTCCCCTCGAGGAGCAGCTCTCTATTCTGGGTATGCTGCAAGCGACAATGGGCGGCTCTGAGGCGGGCACCAAGTACAAAGCGTTCCTTCGCTCCGCTGTCAAGGGCGGCGAGGCGTTGGGGCTCACATTCACGGACGCGAACAATCAGCTCCTCAGTATGCCGGAAATCCTTGAAATCCTTCGAGGCAAGTTCGGCGACACAATGGACGCCGCTGAGAAAATGGAGCTACAAAAGGCGTTCGGAGACACCGAGTCGGTCGCCTTGATCGACCTCATGTATAACAAGGTAGGCGACCTACAGGACAACATCTTAAACCTATACGACGCGATGGGCAGCGGGACGGGCGTCGCGCAGAAAATGGCCGGGGCAATACAAGAGACCGAGCCGGAACGCTTCGCGAGGCTACAGCAGCGCATCCAGAACGTCAAGGAAACCATCGGCACCTCGCTCCTTCCGACGGTCAACGACCTCATGAGCAAGGGCGAGCAAGTCCTTTCAAAAGTGTCGACCTGGATAGATCAGAACCAGGAGCTTGTCCGGGTCATCATGATCGTCGTCCTCGCGATCGGCGGCTTCCTCGCAGTAGCCGGGACGATTATCGCGGTTATAGGGACGGTCGGCCTCATGGTCACGAAGACGATCTCGACCTTCAAAATGCTAAAAGCGGGGTTCCTACTGGTGAAGGGCGCACTCACGCCGCTCATAGGCTCCGTATGGAGCTTTACGGCGGCACTCCTGGCAAACCCTATAACATGGATTGTTATAGGCATCGTCGCCCTCATAGCGGGCATCGTGCTCCTTTACAACAAATGCGAATGGTTCCGCAACGCGGTCGACGCGATTTTCGCCTGGTTCAAGGAAGGCGTCGGGGCAATTCTCGACGCAGGGAAAGCAGCCTTCGAGGGCATCGGCAACGTCATCGGCTCCGTCATGGACGCGGCAAAATCGACGGTTTCCGAAAAGCTCGGCAATATGAAAGCGGCCTACGAGGAACACGGCGGAGGCATCAAAGGCGTCGCAGCGGCGGCGATGGAAGGCGTCAAGGGTTTCTATACAGCGGGTTACACCTTCATCGACAACCTGACGGGCGGCAAGCTCACCGCGATCAAGGAGAAGTTCTTCGGCGGCGTCATGGCAATCCGCGACGGCATCGGGGCGAAAATCTCCGAAGTGGGCGCGAAGTTCTCCCAGGGCGTCGAGAATATCAAGACCAACGTCACAAACGCGATTACATGGTTCTTTACCTCTGGGCAGCGCATCGTCACCACATTCGCCGACGGCATCAAGGGGGCGTTCTCCTCGGCGGTCGACGCCGTAAAGGGCGGCTTGCAGAAGATCAGAAACCTCCTCCCGTTCTCAGACGCGAAGGAAGGCCCTCTCTCGACCCTGACTCTTTCAGGACAGAGAACCATGACCACCTACGCCCAGGGCCTCACACTGGCCCAGGACGCGCCCGCTGAGGCTATGCAGAAAGGTCTCGCATCCACAAAGGCGAGCCTCGAGCGAGAACCTGTTAAAAAGGTCAAGCTCGGCGGCAGCGGCGAAGGCGACACCCAGAAGACAGACGAGGGCGGCAGCTCCTCGGGCGAGAAGAATGTCATCATCGAAAAGCTGCTCATGCAGGTCGACCTCAAGAAGATCAAAGACTTGCAGATGCTCCTCAAGCTCCTCAAGGAAGTTGAGGACTACACCAACGCAAACGGCGGCGAGGTCAGCACGAACCCGCAGCCTGAACCCTCATAAGAAAGGAGGGCGGCTCATGATTTACGTTGAAGACCAACTCGTCAAGGTGAACGGAGTCGTCCTCCCTGGCCTCGTCAAAAGTATCGAGGTCACGGAGGCGGCGCAGATCGACGAGCAAGAGGTGGAAGGCAGCGCAGCCAAGCCGAAACAGGCCACGGGCTACGAAGACGCCAAAGTCCACATTGAGCTCATCCTCGACGACACCTCGGCGGGAACCAAGCACCAGCGGCTCGAGACAGTCCGGGCGATCTTTAGAAAGTCCGGGCAGACGGTGCCGCAGCCTATCCCGATCGTGAGCCAAGACACAGCGGCCCACGGAATTGACAAGGTAATATTCAAGACCTTGCGGCACAAGGTCGAAAACAAAAAAGACCAGCTTGCCGTGACGCTCGAGTTCTGGGAGTATATCCCCCAGACGATCAAGGCGTCGAAGAGCAGCTCCAAGAGCTCCGGGACAAAGAGCTCCGGGAGCAGCGCGGCGGCAAACCTAAACAGCGACTACGCGAAATACCTGAGCAGCAACCGGGGCAAGTCCCCCGCCATAGATGACGCGGGAGCCTCCCAGGGCATGAACAAGGTCTCGCAAATGCCGTATTGAAAGGGGCGAACCTATGGAAATAACAGAACTATATCATCCGCAGATCGCGGCCCAGGTAGGCCCTTACAGCTTTGACCAGGGCATCGAGATCGAAGTCTTCTCCTCACAAGAGACGTACTTCGATTGGGCCAAAGTCCGCTTTACGGAGCAATATCAACCGAACATAACCCTCGAGCGCAAGGATGCCGCAACGATCGAGCTCGGTTATAGCGGCAGTTTCGAGGAAGTCTTCGCGGGCTATGTGGCCCAGCCTTACGGCGGCAGCTTCTCCAATGAGATAAACCTCAAGGACGAAATGCTGCTCCTTGAGGAGACAGAGATCAACAGCACGTTCCTCGACACCACGCCCCAGGAGATGATCTCCTACTTCCTCGCGCAAGCAGGGATTGAGGAGGCGAAGCTCTCCTCCCAGACCTACCCAGCGAGGAAACAGGTGCCCATCCGCAAAATGAACGTCATTCAAGCGATTAACGCCGTTCATGCTGCATGGGGCATTAAGCAAAAGTTCTTTTTCTCGGGCGGCGTCTTCTATTGGGGAGAAAAGCCGGAGCAAGCGAAGGTTTACTCCTTTGAGTACGGCGTCAACATCCTCAACCTTGATAGGATGGGGGGCGAGTGGGAGCTTGAAACGGTCTCCGCGCCGTTCGTAAGGCATACCCACAAAATCAATGTCGAGCACCCAAAGATAAGCGGAGAGTTCGAGGTCAAGAAGGTCGTTACCCGGACGAACGACTCGGGCTTCATCCGCACAAGCATCTATTTTTAACCCAGAAAGGAGGGGACGCCAATGCTTGAGCAAATGGTGAAGAGCATCATCAACAAAACGCTTGAAACGGAACGCCCGCACTTGACGCTCCCCGCCGTCGTTTGCGCGACCGTCATGTCAGCAACGAAGCTCACGGAGACCTATGAGGCCGAGGAGCTCGTCATCTTCAACGACGACTCCGGGGGCAGCTACAGGGGCCACATTGTCGCCCCGTGGTATGAGTACAGCCTCACCGTCGTCGACCGCTTCGGAAACGCCGACGAGACCTTCCCACCCCTCCCCGGAATTAAG